TTAAGTTTACTGTAGAGTCTAGTGTTAGTGTTGGCCTGTAATTGCTAGTAATCCAACCCGGTTGGTTAGAAGTAAAAGTGTTACCCCACCAGGTGCTACCGTTGAAAGCTGCTCTTGGATTCGTAGATCCACTAATGGTTTGATTTGTAAACTGCAAAAAACTAGCGTGCGCTCCAGGGTCTCCATTGTTATACTGAGCTCCTGTGGCTAAAACCTCCTGTGTGTCGTAGTCTCTCAACTCTAAATAAGCCCAAGGAAAAAGCCACATGTAATTGTTGTTATTAAGAGCATCTAGAGCTAAAATTCCATTTTGAGCTTTCCATTTACAGCTAGCTTCGAATGTATAATCTCCAGCTGTCGGCGCTTCAAAATAATAGTTTGTAGGGTTGTAATTATCTCCGGTATCTCCATCGATAGCTTCTTCATCGCACGGTAACGCTACATTATAACTGTTGGTGAGTGTAGTTAGCTGAGACGCTTCAAAGTTGTTTGTAGAGTTTATGTTTAACTCAGAGTTAATATTCTTAGAGCTTAACTGCATCAATAGTCTAGCTTTGACAGGAAGACCAGCATCGTCAACTAGGTTATAGTTCTCCGTGTAATTACCAAACATAAGTCTTGACGCTGTAATTTCTTGAGCAGCAGCTTTTGTTGGAACATTGTCTTGCAGCCTGTCAACCTGATTTGTTGGTATTGTGCTACCGAATAGCTGCGAGTTGATCACGGTTTTACCTTTGTGTTTGCTTTTAGTAATTCTCGAATTCCACTCCTCGTCGGATATACTAATTTTTTTAATAAGGTATACGTTAGGTGATTGAGTTTCTCTATACAGTAGCTCAACTTCAACTACGTCTTTTGGAATACTGTATGGAATGTAATCGTATACTTCTACTCTTTTTAAGTTGTTAGACATACCCGTATTAAAGCCGGATATTGGATCGTAGTCATATTTGCCAGGGATAAACAAAGGCTTAGAGTATGGCGATATTACAGAGTATTCGTTGTCGTTGTATTTGTATCTATATGCAAACGATATAAATTTATCTTCGTATATATTTTCTTTTTCAAAAAGCTTACCAATCCATATTTCAGGCGCGGTGCTCGCTGTGTATGAGCTAGGTATATTTCTTATTTCAAAAACAAAAGTGTAGTCGTTAATTTTTTCGTCTAAAACTAAATCAACTTCTATAGATGAAGTCGCGCCCTTCATACGTATAATATCTCCAACAAACCAATCGGGGTTAGAGTTGCCTGTTGTTAATTGAATAGTGTCAGGACTTACATCTGAAGCGTTGTATAACACTCCGTTTGGAGATAAGTCAAACTCAGTGCCAGCAGTATCATACAGATAGGATGTTGTTATACCGCTTCTTTCTGAAGTAAAACCTTCTACTCTAGGTGCTCTAGTAGGCGATGGTTTTATAAGTGTAACATGAGATTTTTTTATATGCCCTTTGTTAACGCTAACACCTTCCTTGTCTATTATAAGTCTCGTATGGTGTTTTAAAGCTGTGCTTTTCGAGTAACCACTACCTTTTCTACATTGAGCTATGTTAATTTTTTTAGGCTCATCAATATTGTTTGTAAAATACAGTAGGCCATCTATTATGTTTACCCCAGTTATAATGTTACTTTCAGGAGTATATACGGCCAAAGCATTTACGTCAACGCCCGACGCGTTTTTGTTATTTTGTTCTAGTTCTAACGTTCCACCTTTAAAGTTTAATATTTTTTCATCCGTAAACCTAATTACAACCCCGTTGTCAATCATAGACTGAGTGTATATATTAGCTACGTTTAATACCGATGTTATGTTAACAGTCCCTGTGCTAGCACCAATTAGACTAGGCCAAGGAGCGCTAACTACTCTCACGTCGTTCGACTCTCCCCATAGATCGTTACCATCAAGATCTATTGCTTGAACCTTCATGCCAGGCCTTATGTATAAAGGTATGTTTACATCAAGGCCATCGATAACGTTAGCTGTAAAAGGGTTAGGAGTTACTCTTGCTTCATACACATCGCAAAATATAACCTCACTCTTAACTTCGTTTGAAGACTTATCATCTTCTATTCTAATGATGGCGTCTGACTTAGTGCCTAAATATCTTGGTGTGCTAGAGTAATTTGCAAAGCTTGTGTTAGCGGTTACGTCTGAAGCTAGTCTAACAAAGTTATAAGCGTGAGAATTTATTTCATCTACGTAGTGGCCAACTGACTCAGCAGAGTTAGAAAGCGTGTAGCTTGTATTTTCAATATATTTATTACCTTTTACGTTTTGAACAGAACCAACGTCTGAGTCTTCAGATGTAGAAATCTCTATGTTTAAAGCATCTCTATACTCACCGTCTGGAACTAACCTTTCATCAAGGTCTTTGTTCATTTTACCTTTTAGAAAATTTCTTTTTAACTCCGGCATGTATATTAGTGTTTAATTTGTTTGGATTTACCTCGTAGTATTTGCGTGATTTCCTCTAGCTTAATATTAGAAAGCCTTAGTTTAGCTTGGCGCTTAGCAGCTCTAGCATCTTTCTTAAACCTTTGAACAATATATTCTTGCACGTTAGCTCTAGTAGAAAGTATAGCGTAAGCTATTTGTTTATACATAGCTTCTTCTGCGAACTTATGAACCTGCATCTCGGCATCAGTGCCAAGACTATCACTTATGTATTTAAGTATTACAGTTGCGCCAGCGATGTTAGAGCTAAAGTGTATATTTCCTTTTAACTCATCGATGTAAAAAGAACCGTTAGTTTGAGCAAACGCAGGGTCTAACCCATATCGCTTACCTTCGTTCAGGTTATATATATTATCATCGTAATCGTAGTCAAAGTTACTATTCTCAGCTGGATTTTCAGTCTTGTAGTTGTCAGAAGTTTTAGACGTGTCATTATATTCTAGCGCGTCACCACTAAACTGATATTCTCCCGCGGCGTTTTGCTTAATAGAGCTAGGATTACTAGTTTTAGACATTGGATATATTACATGTTCAATACCAGCGTTGTCTGACCAAGTAAGCTTTACATAGTTAACGTAGTCTCTAGGCAATGGCATTACTAACGTAGCTGGCATAACTATTTCCTGAGATTTTATTGATTTTAAAGTATCAAAAGATAACTCTGCTAAAGCTCTTTGAGCGTGGAACGCTACATCAGTTCTCTTTACTTTAGATATAAGGTTATCTTCGCCAACGTAAGCAATAATAAATTGACTAATAATTTCATCTAAAGATATAAACTGATAGTTGCCTAAATCGCTACCTTCGTAATAATCTTGCTCTGTTCCGCTAAGTAGTCCCATTTATTATGATTTTTCTTGTTGTACTTTTTTATCTTCTTCTGCGTTAGCTATATTAATTAAACCAGGCTTCTCCATCATTATACCAGCTAATTCTAGTATCTCGTTAACTAACGATGTTTCTTCTGAAGGATGCAACTCAAAGTCTGTTGATGTTGAGCTGTTATACAAAGCCTGACCTACAATAACATTATAACCCCAAACAGCGTTCGCTGGCTTCTTAATATAGTCTATAGCAACACCGCTAGTTATAGCTGTAGAAGTAGATCTAGTCAACGCTGAATAACACACTACTCCAGTTGAGTTTTGAATGTATACGGGTTTAGTACCTGATATTATAGGTAACTTAGAAAGCCTATACTGAGAAAATTCTTTTTTTGTAATTCTTTGTAATGGGTAAACATCGCTGCTAGCGTCCGTATAATATAGATCCATTATTTTATAAAGATCAGTAGGTAGAGTAGCGCCGGAAGTTACTGTAGCGCTATGAACCTCAAATTCAGCTATTTTTTCGGCTAATAAACTCAGCATATCGCCTACACCGGTATCATTACCTGGAACTCTGCTAAACTGATTGACATCGTAAAAGTACTGCTCAAATATTTTCATCTGAGCTTGATTAGCAAATAAGTTGAACTCTTGAGGTGTAATATAACCTCTTTGCTCTTTATTGGCGATAGCCAACACCCTTTGATATACTGTATTTACGTCTACTGCCATTGTGTTTTATTTATTATGATAGCTAAGCCACCACTCGGGCGACCTAGCTATCATAAATAATCACTTACTTTAATCGCTTTTCAATGCTACTAAAGACTTCCATACCTTCGTCAGTCTTAAACCACATTGCAAGCGCAGAGTATGGGTGTTCATCAAAAGGAACAGTCATAAGCTTTCTATCATTAGAGGCCCACTTAAACGTTCTGTTATCTTGAGACAACTTTATTATCCCCATTTCATTTGCTCTAATACCAATGTTTCTAAGATGTACGTTATCGTCATCAGCTAGCTCTAAGAACATGCTTGGATTTCTCTTAGCAAATAATAGTAAATCTCTTTTAAGTTCTTTAGAACTCATCGTAGATACTTTAGATCCTAACTCTACACGCATTACAGCTTCTGCCATGTCTATGTCCATCTCCTTAGCTGCCATTAAAGCTTCTATCTCCAACTCTAGCACGTCAACCTCGTCAACAGCTTTTTTAACAGCATCAAACTCCTCGTACTTTTTGTTCAAACTTGGGTGATACAAAGACATTAGTTTCTGCAAGGTTTGCTTCTCTTTTTTAACAACTAAAACGCCGTCTTCAAATACAATATGCTCTAGCTTTGATTGAGAACCCTCTGGAAATTCATCAACAAATGGTGTTTTTTGATTTCTGGTATACTTTAACTCTCTTTCGTAGCCTTTTTCTTCGTCAAACCAGAATATGTTAGAACTTTTAATAGCATAGCTTAAAGGCGAAAGACCATGTTTAAGTATATATACTCTGTCTTTAATTTCCCAAGTGTCTTTCTTAGGTTTTGGTTTTTCAATAACAACTTGAGTAATCTCGTTGGTTGCTTTTACTTCAGGCTTCTCCACCTGTGCTTTTTTTGTTTGTTTTTTTGCCATAATAATATATAATAATAGTTAATAAAAAAAAAGATCGAGGACCGAAGCCCTCGACCTTAATAATAATTAGTCAGTTAACAACATGAAGTTGTTAGCTCCTTGAGTAATTAAACATCTTTCAGATAAGTAATTTACCTCCATAGCATCTAAGTCAGATGATACAGCGCCTACAGATCCTGTAACCCATGTTTTCATCTTACGAGACTCAGTTTGAGAAGCACGGAAACGAACGTGTAAGAACGGACGCTTCATATTTTTACCTAGCATTTGGTCGTATACTGAAGATACACCAGCTGGTACAAATACACCTCTAACGTCTTCGCCATTTAAAGCTCCACGAGTTTGCGCATCGTTTAGGTATTTCCAGTCAGACTTGTAGAAGTCATAAGAACCTCTTCTAAATCCAGAGAAACCTAAGTTTAATGCCATATCTTCAGAGTTGTTGAATACACCGTAAGATGTTCCACTACCACCGTAAGAATTCATAGAAGCTAACATATCGTCTATAGCTAGAGATACGTCTCTATTTACAAACATCATGTTTTCTTCAATAGCACCTTGAGCGTCAAACTTCTTAAGAATAAAGTCGAAAGAATCTAAGTCATCAGAAACGCTTGAACCATCAATACCCGCTGTGTAGTGACCTCTGTTCTTGATAGCTGCAAATAAACCTTCAGTACCTGCTGGTGCAGTTGAACTGTTAGAGTTTAATTCACCTTCAATCATCGCCATTTCACAGTAATCAGTGAAACGAGACATTGTGTCACCTGAAGCTTTCAAGTACCATAAGTAACCGTTCTGTCCGTCTTCACCAGACACTTCGATCCAACCAATTGCAGACGCGTCAGAACCTGATACTTCGTACTTATCTTTAATGATAATTGGTTTGTTCTCGAAAGACTTAAAGCCAGGCTCTAAACCTTCGTCTCTACCTTCAACACCTTTAGCGTACTCAGAACCGTATACAAACACTGTAGCTGTGTCAGCGTCAGCAAATAAGGAACTAGTTGCTAGCGTAGCTTGAGTATAAGGTAGTACGTTGAAAGTAGTTGTTGATGGAACAGCCGATACATAACCTTTGATAGTGTCACCATCGCCAGTACCAGTAAGTCCGTGAAGAACTACAGTGTCACCTACTCTTATAGAGTGAGCTGCACTAGTAGTACAAAGACCACTTGAAGCTGTAGTGATAGTAACACTTTCTTTAATGTGTAAACGACCTTGCTCAGACCAAAGTACTTGATCAGATGCCATCGCTTCTTCAGCTCCTACTTGAGATAAGAATCCTGAGATAGTTCTGTTTCCAAAAACCTCAGCTTCTTGCTCCATAAGATCTGGTAAATATTGTTGAGCCCAGCCCTCGTCTCTTAAATCAACATACGCTGATGAGACTGTCTGTTTGCCCGGTGCTGGTACGCTATTTAAACCGCTACCAGCTGTTGGATTAACTCCTGCCATAATTTCTAAATTTTAAAGTTAAATTATTTTCGTTTTATTTTAAATTTCAAAGAATTTGAAGAATCACCACTTAACACTTTAAATTTTGTTCCGCCAACCTTTACTTCACCATGACTTTGTCTTGGGTCCATATTTACGTTTTTACTTTTTGCGACACTATCCTTGATAGCATCTGATCGGCCTTGATCGTAAAAGTGTTTAGCAACAGCGTCTGCGTTCATTGCTGTAAATAAAGATTTGTGATAACCCTTAGCGTCTGACATTGTATTATCTTCGTTCAAAAACTTTTTGACAAAGTTATTAATGTCGCTTTGAGTAGTCTTAACCTCATCAGCATTGCCTACGTTAAATCTATATTTCTTATCTCCGACGTTGTATTCAAAACCTTTGAACTTGTCGTTAAAAACCTGATCGGTTTTTTGTAAGAACGTAGATTTAGCTTTTTCAGCTGTCTTGTTATTCTGCTCGCTTTCCTTGTTGTATCGATTAAAGAAATCCATAGCCTTCTGCGCTTCTGGCGGAAGGTTTGAACCAGCTTTAATCTCATCATAATATTTAGACTTTTGCCCGTCTAAGTAGGCCTTTGCGCTGGCAACTTGCTCTTTTAGCGCTAGCTTTTTTCTCTTAATATCTTTTTCGTCGTCTAACTCTTCGTCAAAGTTAAATTGGTCTTCTATTAAGAAATCTATTTCATCAACCGACAAATGCGGCTTTGTTCTTTTGTAATACTCAGTTAAAGCTGTTAGATTATCTAAATCAGAATAATCTTTGTTTAAATTAACGTAGTCTTCCAAGCTTCCGCCAGTTTCATTCATAAAGTCCATTAACTTTTGAATATTCTCTGGCAGTGGTTCTCCAGTAGCCTCTGCTTCTGCTATAGCCTCCTCAACTTCTTCAACTAGTTCTTCAGTAACCTCGTTCGGTTCTTCAGCTTTCTCTTCTGTTATTTCTTCTAAGGCTGGAGCTTCTTGTGCTTCTGCTTCCGCCTGTACTTCTTCTTGTTTCTCAACGGTGTCGGTACTTTCATCGCTTCCAACCACTCTTGCCTCGTCAACTCCGTCATCTTTAACTGGTTCTTCATTGGTATCATCTTCTGCCGCCGGAGGTTTACTAAAGTCGACCTTAGTTACACTTTCTTGTTCTCCTTGTGGTGTTAAGTTTTTCATGTCTATCTTGACAGTATCATCCTTGTTTTCATTTTGTTCCATAATATAAAATATAAAATTAGTAATTACCTAGGTTCAAATCCACCTAGATCAAATCCACCAAGTACATCATTACCTGCAGACTCAAACTTTTTAGGTGGAGCACCTGTTTTTCTTTGATCTATAAGTTCACTTTGCTGTGAAGCTTGTATTTTAGTTCTTTCGTCCTTTCGATCTTCTTTTTCTTTCTCTCTAGTCTTCATACCCTCAACATCAGCCTGCTTTAGCTGCATGTTCATTTGAAACTCCATCTGCATCAGTTGTTTTTTAAACTCAACGTCAGCTTGGGTTTCTTGTAGTCTAAGCTGAGATTTAGTTTGCTCAAGTTGAGCTTCCATCTGGGCTATAACTTGCTGCTTTTGAATATCTAGCTGAGCCGCAGCTTGTGCTGATTGAGTATTGGCCTGAGCTTGCATTTGAATATTTTGCTGCTGAAGCTGTTGATCTCTCTGCATCTTTTCTTTTCGCCTAATCTTTAATAATTGATTAGCTAGCTTGATGTTTTTAATATCTCTCAAGTCTATGGCGTCTTCAAGGTCGATGTTCTTCTGAGCTATAGCAACTTGTATGTTATTTTCTAACATTGCTTTCTCTTCTTCGTCTGGAGCAAGCTCTATAAATATGCCAAAGTCATATAGATGTAGCTCTGACATTTCTTCAAGCGTAGCAACGTTGTGAGCGCCTATAGCTTGAACGAAAGCATCTTTTGTTGGAGAGTATTCTATAATATCTGATATTCTAAGAGATAAAGCTTCGGCTACCTCGGCTGTTAAAAACAAGCCAGCCTGTAATATATGTCTTGTTGCGGTATTACTATTAGCAGCCGCTAGCTTCTGAACACCAACTAAAGCGTTTTTATCTGGCGTACTACCGTCTCTAGCCTCGTTAAGCCCGGTTGTGTCGCGAATCATCTGTAGGTAGTAGTTATATGTACCAATCAAACTCTGCATCTTAGCTCCACCTGATCCACTTGATATTTCTTGAATAGGTACTCGACCTGGATTCATATCGCCGTCAGCAGTCATTGATCTACCAATAACAGAACCTGTTTGGAAGAACATGTTTAAAGCTTCTTGTGGATTATAGTTAGTTCCATTACCTAAATCTATTTCGGCTAAACCATCTGCGTCTAAGTAAACTCCATCTGGCACAAGTCTTGACATTACCTGCTGTAGCTTTAAGTGCGTTAACTGAATCATATCAGCGAAACCTGTAATACGGCTAACTAGAGATTCTATTTTACCGTTATACATTCTAGGCGCGACAATACTATAGTTCATTTTAACTTTAGTGTAATCACTTTTAGGGCGCATCATATTCTTAGACATCTCCCACTTAAGTAGTTTCTCTGTACCTAATATTTTAGCACCTTCGTATAAAACTTCTACAGACTTGCTAACCTTGCTGAAGTTAGCCTCCATATCTTGCGGAGGGTTAAACGTGTCATCTTTTTCTATAGCTCTTTCAGCTCCAGTACCAGTCTCTTTAACTTTATACACTTCGTTCATATAAGTCTTATAGTTAAAGTATAACACAGATACTTGATTGTTGTCAGTGTATCTACTGTTACCAGACATTCTAGTATTATATCTACCGTCGTCTCTAGCACTATTCTTGTTTATTTCCTCTAAGTCTTCTTGAGTTAAGTGTGGAAATTGCTTAGTAAGCTCGTTAATAGGTATGGTTTTTACTTCACCAACGTAGTATATGTCTTCGAAATAAGGTGAGTCAGTGTAAGAATAAACTAAGTTTTCTGGATCTACGTAGTCAACTACAACCCCCTCAGATGTGTTGAACGAAGTTTTAACAGCGCCAATACCTAAAACAGTTAAATCGTAGTAAAATCTTTTTTTAGTAAGTTCGTATCTATTGCCTTCAAGCAAAACGTTTATGGCTTGCTCTTCAGCTATCTCGACCGCCTGCTTGTAATCAAGCTGCATGTGTAGCTGTAACTCCTCTTCATCTCTAGGCAAAGATTCAGGGTCGTTAGCGTATAGATTAACGCCAAAAGCCTCTTCTGCGAAGTTATTTATTTCTTGAGTTCTCATGTCATCTATAATAGACTGCATGTACTCTGTTCTTTTTTGAACGCCAAACGGATCTTGCGAGTAAGCTTTTATATCGTAAGTTCTTTCAGCTATACCATTAACAACTATATCTACAAACTTAGATATAATAGGTACCGGCTTCCAGTCAAGGTTTAAGTAGCTTAAGTCACCATTGATAGATAGTTCGTCTTTATATTTCTGTATAGACTGCTCGCCTCTAGCATACAACCTTAACCTGTGAAAGTTGTTTTGATTGTTTAAGTATCTGTTGTTATAGCCATCAGAAAACCACTCGCTCTCTATAGCTTTAGCAACCTTCATACCATAGTCGTAACTAACTTTCTCGATGTCACTAACTACTTGACTAGGAAAATAACTTTTTATAACTGAATCAGCCATATTTAATTTTTAATAATTTTTGACGCAAAACCGTCGTTAGTATATCTTGCCATACTTATATTCACTTTGTTCGCTTGTCTATCTTGTCTTGGTTTATATAAGTGCCTGTTACAAGCCATTATAGCTAAACCAGAACTTATAGAGGCATCATGCTTAGTTCTTTTGTTTATGTCGAACTTAGCCCAGTCGTTCAGCGTTTCATTAAAGTACATCGTGCCGTAGTCGCCCTCTTGACTTATGCCAACGTGATCGTTGATATACATTTCAATTGCAGCAGCATGAGCTTGCTTTATATCCTCGCTAGAGTTTGGCATACCACCTATTTCTTTTTCAGTAGTAGATAGTTTGTTCCAAACTTTATCTGGTCTATTCATACTAAATCCTCTATACCCTCTTCTTTTAAAATAGTACAGCAACCTTGGTTTATTATTCTCTGCTAATATTGGCATACCGTAAAATATGCAAGCCATCAGTATATCTTCAAAAAATATCTCTGCGGTTTGTGGTCTAGCAATATATTCTAGGAAAAAAGTATTCGCTGGAGCTGATTCCATAGAAAATTTAGTCAGTCCATGAAGAGATCCGTTGGATCCTCTACCATCAACAGTACCGCTAATATCATAACTATCGCAACCAAAAGCGCCCACGTGTTCATTTCCAGGATATTTTATTCCATTTTTAAGTATCACTCTATTTTGCAGATTTCTATCTGGAACCCAGCTTACTTTAAACCTACCACTTGGATCAGGGTTAAAAATCACTTGAGTGTCTTTAACACCGTTAACCCATTGAAAGCTTCCAGTTGTAACAGCGGCAGAGCTTTTAGTTCCTTCGTTATAGTCTATCTGCTCGTATATTTTAGTCAAGTTAAACAGACTATTTTTAGTTTCATCTCTAAACGCGTGCTCTGTAGTTCTTGGGAACTGACGATAAAATTCGTTCAAAGCATCTTGGTCGTCTTTTAATCCGTCTACTTCGTTTTCCCAGTGGTCGATTACACCTACATCTATTAGTTCACTGTCTGGTCCATAAACATCTCGTCCTGGAGTAGTGAAGACAGGTCTTCCATATTCATCAATAAATCCTTCAAAGTTCCATTCCATTGGAATAAACAAAGCATATAAACCAGATTTTGTTTGACCATTTCTATTTCTTTTTGTGACATCGCTGTCGTTGTATAGTTTTTTAAAGTTTTCACCACCCTTATCAAGAGCATTACTTGTTGACCCCATCATACACTTACCGATAATTCTGCTACCTAGTCTAAGACAAGTTTTTGTAACTCGCCAGTTGTTAAGTATATTGTCAGGCTTATCCCATTTACCACTCTCATCATGTACTAGTAAAGCTAATTTCTCACCATCATAACTATTGTCTCCAGTGTTCTTCCAATCGATAGTAGTATCTAGACCTTCTAGCTCTTCTAGCTTTTCATTTGACGTTATTTTACGCCTTGTTAGTTTGCTAGCCGGGACACGGTAAGCGAGCTCAGTCTTTGGCCTATCCATACCATCTTGAATAGGTTTAAAAAAGAAAGGGTAGTTAATAGATATAGGTACAACTTTGTCAGTAAACATTTTCTTAGCATCAGAACCAGACTTAGATAGTATACCAAACCTAGCATCACTAGATATTGTAGCTTGATTTACAGTCTCAGCAGATGACATAAAAGAAAAACCAGAACGTCTGTTTTTAAGGTAACACATACCGTAGCTTCTAACGTCAGCTTTACAAGCCTCCCAGAATATAAAAAATAATCTATTTGCTTCACGAAAGTCAGGTTTACCTACATCTATTTTTGTCCACTGCAAGTACATGTAATGAGTACCAACTATGTACGTAGGTGTTCCGTCGTTCATGAACCAAAAACCATCTTCACGACGTTTAAATTCTTCATCTATATAATCGTACCATTTATCCTTTTGCTCTTCAGGATAGTTTTTCCAGTCAAAAATACTCTTAAGCTTGCTTAACTCTTTTGGTTGTTCAAATGGAACCCATTTATTTTTATTATGCTTGTATACGTTTTTAGGTGCCGGTGGTAAAGCTATCTTCAAGCCCTGTATGTCGTATATTTCACCGATTTGACCAGTCTTAGATATTACTACAATATCGTTTTCCTTATTATAACCATACTCCCATTTCTTAGACTTGTTAAGTCTTTTAATAGTGTTGATCTTAATAGGTTCAACGATTTTATATAATTTCTGTTCGTAACTCATTTAGATCTTCCTTCAGCAAATCCTTTAAATACGCGTTCTTCTTTCTTCTCAGATTCCTTTCCATTGAGTATCGCCTCTTCCTCTTGTATTCTGTTAAGTATTTCGAATGCATCGAATATAGCGAGTTTCTTCGTCGCAGCGGCGTTTTTAAGTCTGTC